ATTTACCACTGACAGCGGGTTCTATTTTACCAGATCTCGCATTATACTTGTTGACTTGAACAACCTCTCCAACTTTAAGATCCTGCATTCCTTCATACTCAAAGGTAGCAGACTGGTTAAAAAATAATTGATTCCTTATCATAGACTGTGACAGTTGTTTTGTCAAGTCTTGTGTATATGTACCCTCTGTGTACATAGCAGTATCTAAAATCTTAGACATAATTCTAGTGGGTCTTCCTGATTGATTCTCCACACTACCAAATCTTTCATAGAAACTTGGTAAAGATCTATTGTTCAACTTCTTCATTGTTGGATAGAAGTCTTGTATAAAGAAAGGTATTTCCTCATATTTAAAGTCTTTCATGTCTAAGGTAAACGTTGTACTAGCATAACTACCTAGATTGATACCACGAAACAAGTCACTGGTTTCAGTGACACTAAATCCAATAATGTTTATATCTTTCTTCTCTTCATCTGGATTATCATCACTCTCATCTGGAGCAAAATTGACATTTACATCTCTTTGTGCTGCTTGTTGAGTTAGAGCATCCATAGATTTGAAGTTATAACCCTCAACATTTTCGTAGAATAGATATCCCGCACTCTTCTTACCACTACCACCTTCTTGTATTGATCTCCAAGCTAACCAACTAATAGTTGTATAAGGATCCCAGTAAGGAGATACAAATGACAATTTAGTGGAAGATTTGTCATAATTGAATGCTTTAGTGATTGCCAGATCACTTCTTAACAGTTCATCTACTATCTCATGTGTAAACTGTCCACCACCTTTACCAAATCTCCTTGATATCTTTGTAGCACTATTCCTTACAGCATCTATACTGATACAGTATAGCACTGCTGATGATTGTTTTCCATCTTTTATAATACGATCCTTAATATCATATACAACTAATGATTGTCTGATAAGATTACCCTCCTGACCAGTATTGAGAGCATCATCAGTCCATACCAATTCTACTGGATCCATACCTACCAGAGAATCTAGTACTCCAGTGTTGCTATCATTAACTTTTATCATCATAAGGATATTTGACTTGGTAATATCCTCAATATAATGTAACTCCATCAAATGATTAGATGTCAAAGCAACGACAGTAAATCCATTCTCACCAGTTTCTTCATCTTTAGATGCGATACCCACATCAAATCGAATTAGTCTAAAATTAGTCTGTCTCATACTACATCATGGGCGGTCTGACCGCCTTCTATCGTTACTATGTTGTTCATAAGAAACCTACTAACCTCCAACTCAGTTGGTGCGATAATTCCTTTATCATCCGCAGTCACAGCTAAACCCATAGCCGTTGTTGTTGATAGTGCTCTTATCTTTGCATTAATTGCTGCTTCATCATTTTGAGTCATACTATCAGCGACTACCATATTATTCATTTCTGACATTGATATCTCATTCAATTCAATAACTTGGTTAGTTAAACTATTGATATCCTGTTCATTTGTCTGTGCTCCAATATCAGCTTTATATGTTCCACCTAAGATCTGATTTAATATACTAGCAGTCTTATTGATTACTCTATGAGCTGTTGTGCTCTTGAATATGCTCTTAGCAGACTCAGCGACGTTTGTGATAGCAGTCTTAGTCTGATCATAATGAGTATTTGCTGAAGCATATATTTTATCGTTTCCAGATTCTAGAGAAGGTCCCCCAGTACCTCCCTCTAGCATTTCAACTAATCTATCATTCTGCAGTCTACGGTTTTGTAGTCCCGTAACAGCAGCACCAAAAGGAGTTTCATCAGATACTTGATGGTCTCTGTTTTTAGCAAGACCAAACATATTTGAAATAGTGGAGAATAATCCACCTCCCGCTATGAGTTGTTCTTGCCTATTCTTATTATAAGAGTTGGTTTCACTTGACTCGCCAACAGTTTTAGGTTTTGGTAAGTTAAATGATTCAGTAATATTGCTTATTTGTTGCTTTGCGTTCGCGAACTCTGGTGAGTCAGGCATATTCAAAGCACTTAATAATCCACTTAAACCAGCTGCTACTGCTTTCAATGGTAGTCCCATAGCAGCTGCCAGAGCAGATTTATACTTATCAAGTCCAAGATCATCAGTAAACTCAGAGGCAACGTTAGCATCACCATCAAGTCCCAAATCCTCAAGTGGTGTGATACTTCCTGTGTTATTCTTCCCTGAAGGTTGTAAAGAATTGAACAAAGGACTACCAGTAGAACCAGGAACATATCCACCCTTTGCTAGTTTTGTGTCTGGTGTCTGACTTTTGTTGCTAGTTAAGTTCTGATTACCATTGTTAGGCGATGGTGATACTTTTGTAGAATCCTTACCTGGCGGACCTTGGTCTCCTGGATCTCCTTTATCTCCTTTCTCACCATCTGCACCCTGTATAACTTCGGGTTCTTCCTCTACCTGTTCGTCTCTATCATCATAAAACTCAATCGGAGCATCAAGATCCATTATTGGCATTGATGCAGGATTGATGAAGTTAGCAAACTTCCTCATCGTGGTCTGAGCTTTGAGTATCTCATAACCATTAGCCAAGTCTTGTCTTATTCCACCTTTTCTAGAATCATCTCTATTATCTGCCTCCACCATTGACTGTATGTTCTCTGCCAATAGGAAGTCCTTATACTTGTCCTCCTTCATCATGGTGTGAAGCATCGCATTGCGATCTTCAAAGAGATTGGTTAGATCACTCAGTATTACATGTACGTCTTCTAAAGTAGGAAACTCTTTACTATCCATTAAATTTCACCATATTTACCTGAGAAGGAATCAATACCACGAACCACTCTCCTATCCACTTTCTTCTCTACAACACGTGTTACAGGGAAAGGAACAATATTATGAATTGGATATGGAACTATCACCGTATGTTGTTTTGATGCAGCAGTGTTGGATTCTGGGTTTGGTACAAGTCCTGATGCCTTAGCAGGAGAGAAGGAAGGACCTCCCATTGCTCCATTACTGCTTGGCCACTTGACTGTATTAACCAGTGGGTAACCATAGCTAGGACCTCCTGTACCCTCCTCTGATGGAGGTTCAAAGTTACCTAACTTTATTAAAGGTGCGAATGGAAGTGGATCCCCTGCCCCACCATATCTAGTCGAGTCTTTTACAGTATCATATTCAAAGTGCAAATGAGGACCTGTGGAACTACCCGCACCTGGATCTCCCTTAGCACCACCAGTCTTTGCTAAAACCTCCCCTGCTAAAAATTCCCCAGATTTTTTTACGAATGACTTTAAATGAGCAAGACGCATTTGTATTCCAGTATTAGGTAACCATACGTCCATCAAGTTACCGTAATCACCATACTTTCCTGCTGCTAGTATCTCTCCTGGTTCAGAAAAACCTACGGGTGTACCAACGGGAGTTCCAACATCAACACCACCATGAGGTCTAGTTCTTCCTTCTGTCGATCCATAGTAATCAGTAATATTAAAGTTAGATACCATTGTAGTATCACCTTGTATGGTGCTACTAGCAGTATCAGTAATAGAAGTATTAGATGCGTTTATTACATTTGTAGTTAGTTCTTGAGCCTGTACTGGTCTATTCAATATATTCATAATCAATCCAGCTATAGGATTTGATCTTGTAAGTATTCTTCTCGCTCTACCAATAATCTTATTTGTAATCTTCTTGCCATTGAAAATTTTTGGAATATTACCGCCAGGAAATAGTCCAGACAACTTATTTGCTTCTGATAATACTTTTTGTGTGTCTGTATTAGGAGTTGGTAGTGTAGTAAGGAATCCTCTAGTGATGCCAAGCACCATAGCACCCACTTCCTTGAATAGACTAGACATTACGTTGCCCATCTTAGAGTGAGGTATAACCAGTTCTCCTTCTCCACCTTCACCAATTAACGCTGTAGTAGGACGTGTGACATCTCCACCTTCTGATAATTTTGGAATGAATCCTTCTTCTCCTGCATATGGATCTTGACCAGAAAGAACTTGAACAAGTTCAAATATGGTCAATCCCCATCCACCAATCTGTGACACAATAGCAGCGATACCTGGTACAGCAGCACCCCAACCAGTCAAAGCAAGTGGTGCAGTTACTCCAGATACCGTGTCACCCGCAAAATCCATCGAAGCAAGAGCAAGACCGATTTTTCCTCTCCACCCTGGTATCTTTCTATAACGGTCCATGTCATTGGCTGCTAGTACCAAACTTGCTACAGGAACAGCACGTCCAGTACCTTTTCCTATGACTTTACCAAGTCGCCTCATCAATGGAGAATCTCTTAAAGCTTTAAGCACATTTTTCGCATTTTCAATCATCATAGGTGCTTGCTTCCATAATTTTTTGATCTTTGTGATTCCACCATCTACTATAGCTGGTGCCACTCTTCTAATATAATTAACCCCATCATCAGCCTTATTCTTTATGGTCTCAGCAAAACCAGTAGTTTTTTTCCTAACAAAGTCGGCTCCCTGTATAGTCTTTTTCTTGGCATAGTTGATTCCCTCCATGCCTTTTCTGCCAACGAACTTAATACCACCCCAGACCTTTTTTCCGACCCCGATACCTTTTGCTTTTATTTTCTTTCCAATCTTTGCTATATTTCTAGGGTTAAGAAACGAAAAAGGACCTCTATAAGCTGCTTTCTTTCCTAAACCAGGTGCACCACCCATTCTCAATGATTTATATCTTACATTCCGAATGAATCTACCGAATTTACTATTCTTACCCCAACTTTTAAGTCTAATTTTTCTCTTGGGTTTATATCTGCGTCGCCACGAACCTCTACTCTTTGGATCTGTGCCATCTGCATCTCTATCTTTCTTCTTTCCACCAACTATAACTCTTTGCTGCATCAAGTTCGTCATTACGAAGAACTTCTTTCTATTCCTGAGATAGTCGATGTACTCCATCTCAGTATCGAGCATATTCTTGGCTGTACGAGTCATCTTACCTGATACAGGCAAGAGTTTGACTCCTAACATCTTAGAGATAGCACGACGATTCATCTTCTCTTACGTGATTGACGTTCCTTTTCTATACGTTCCCTTTCATCAGCTAACCACTTAGAAAGCATATTGACATAAATGTCACGCTCCCAAGGGATCATATTCTCTATGTCACTCAAGGTATATTTATGGTGTTGAACCAAGGCAAAATTCGTTTGATAGAACCTTGCTAACCCTTCTTGGAATAGGGCTATCCGAAAAAATTGACTAATCCTTCGATGACACTAGAAGTTTTGACACCTGTGTTAGGATTAGTAACTGTAAGCTCATGGCGAAGAGTAGGCATAGTATCAAAGAACTTTTGGATACTTTCAAACTGATCAGTAGTAAGTTTCTCAAGCCAGTCTTGAGCCTCTTTAGGTGTGAACGATCCACAATCTTCTTCTCCTTGATAAACTCTGTCGATACATGTAGATACCAATTCATATGGATCTACCTCTTCCTCAGTGAAATTAATCTTTGTAAAGTATTCTAAGTTAGGATACTTCATCACCACTGTCACAGTATCGTTGACTTTGATCGTATTGGTATGTCCTTCTGGGAAGTTAACCTTAATCTGATCAACGGGAATAGTTACGGGAACTTTCGTCTTCGGATCATCATTACAAGGTACTTCTATTTCAATAGTTTCTTGAATAGACCTACCACGTAGTTGTAAGAAGATATACTCAACGTCAAAGATAGACAGGTCTTCCATCCTAAAACGACTTGAGATACAACTTTTAAATATACTCTTTATTGCTTCCAGTATCTGTGAAGTATCGTTCTCCTCCAATGCTAGGATCAGAATCTTCTGTTCTTTAACTAGGAAGGGGCGATATTTTAATTTTTTATTGGTTGATGGTACTACCAACTCATACGTTGGCGTAACAAGTTCAGGTAATGGCATAATAAGTTAGTCAGTATATATTATATATCAACCTTCTATAGGGATATTTTTTGTTTGAATTGGCATGAACTCAGAGTACTCATAGTACATACCTACACTTAGTTTAACAACTCCCGATCCACCAGAACTATATGGTATAGATGACATCATATATGGATAAGAGTTAACCAGTCTTACTGTCCACACATGGAACTGCTCGCCTGGGTTATTGGTAATTCCTGTTTGCCCTGCTGCTTCTGGATCATATTTTTCAAACTTCTTGATTATGGTGTTACATACGTATGACTTATAGTAGTTCTGTACATATGCTCTTTGATATTTGTCTGATTCGGTGGGTTTTCCTGTTATAAAATCTTGCCATCCTCTAAAAAATCTATATGCTTCTGACTTAACATCAAGTATAAACGACAAGTCCATCTCATTGAACACTTTTGCCATGGCTGGTTTCATGTTGATACCTTTATGTACCGACTTGACATCCTGAGATACCATTGATGTGCCAGGTATCTGGATCTCGTTTGCCATATCAACCATTAACTTATTAAAAGAGAGGTTTTCGACTCCATAGTTTTTCAACCACTCAGCTAACTCGGTATTAAGTCCTCCTCGACCAATACCGAACTCCAGATCATATTGGTTAGTAGAGGACGGACCTCCACTGACCTTTAGATCAGTTAAAAATTTTGTAACGCTCTTCAGTGCCATAAATACACTACATGGGGTGGTATTTTTATTTATGTCTCTAAAACAAGGAAAGTTCAAACCAAAGAACTATAAGAAATATAAGGGAGATCCAACTAACATATTTTATAGGTCTGGTTGGGAACTTAAGTTCATGAACTGGTGTGATAGTGACAGATCAGTGCTTAGTTGGTCATCGGAAGAGATAATAATTCCATACAAATGTCCTACAGATAACAGAGTACATAAGTATTTTCCAGATTTCTGGGTCAAAATACAGGAATCAACAGGAGTTAAGCAGTATCTTGTAGAGGTTAAACCTCTAAAACAGACACAAGTACCCAAACCTCAGAAACGTCAAACCCAAAGGTATCTAACGGAGGTTATGACCTATGCTAAAAACGATGCAAAGTGGAGGGCAGCTCAGGAATTCTGCGACGACAGAGGATGGAAATTCAGAATCATCACAGAACGAGAACTCAGAATTAACTACACTGCTCCTAGATCTAAAAGGAAGCAAGGTAAGTAAAGGGCAACTGAGAGAGAAAATATTTGAAGCACTCTATGACAATGCCACAGAACAACCAGAGGTAGGTAAGTGGTATTTCTTTGAATATGACCCGAAATGGAAAGATATATTAAAGGTATGGGATGAGTACCCATTAATAAAACTCATGGAAATTAAAAACAATAGACTACTTGGTGCGAATATACACTACCTTAAACCAAGAGCTAGGTTAGGGTCACTAAATAGTCAGGAAGCCCCTATGTCTACGCTTCACTACTATATACCTAAGAATGCTGACAACCTTTTCTTTGAGGTCGGTGAAGAAGATGTCGCAGCAATGAGTCAATTACCACTAGAAAAATTTCATAGGCGAAGATGAACTATAAAAAGATCTATGGGTCAGGTGCATCCTATCCAGTAGGAGTGACTAGCATTACATATGCTTCTTACTTACAGATAACGAAGTATAAGTATAGTGCAGGACTAAAAGCAGCCTATGACAATGGTCAGAGAGACGCTCTTGCTTCTTTTGGTAGAGCATCAATACTACAAAAATCAAAAGATATTGTAGAATCTCTAGGTTCAGGTCTATTTGGAGACCCCGATCAGCAAGATTATAATTTAGAGAAGTTAAATGCCGATATTATGAAGGATTTAAAAGATGGTGAAGATGTTAAATTTACTAAAGAAGACAGACAATCAATAAAACAAGGTATAGAAGCTGGAGACTATAGTCATATTTTCAAAGATGGTAATGAAATTACATTACGGAATGGTGATGTAATCAAAAATCCAGAACAATTAGAAGCAATTAAAAAGGAAGCAAGGTCAGCAGTAGGTAATGAATCTGCTATCTTTAATCTACCTATGCCTCAAGAATTTAGTTACAACTATAGTGCTGACTGGTCTAATGAGTTCAGAATGGGAACCATGGCTAGAGCAATGGATGAATTAGGGAAAACTCTGGGGTCAATGATTGTTGGAGGAGCAGCAGGAACAGCAAAAGAATTAGTCTCAGAAGGGGTAAGATCTTTTACTGGTGGAATTAAAGAAGGTGCTCAAGGTGCTTTAGATAATGTTGAAAACGTTATAGCATCTGGGTTTCAAGGAGCAACTAACCCACTAGGTAGTACTGACGAGTTAAATCTTAATAGAGTTCTGGGATTAGCTGGACTAGCACCTAATGAGAATGCCATCAACTTCTTCAAGAAGATGTCGAACAGGAAGTTTACCTTCTCATTTGACTTGTTTGCTCGTGATGAACCTGAAGCAAAACAAATAGATGAGATCATATATGCCTTCAAAGGAGGGATGCATCCATCAACAACTGTGAAAGGAACTGGTGGAGTTCTTGGTTTTCCAGACCTGTTTGCTATCAAACCCATGTTTGTTGAGAAAAACCCTGAAGGTGGAATTCGTAGAGTTAGACATCCAATGATGCCTAAGTCTAAGATGTGTGCTTTGACTGATCTAACAATAAATACTACACCATCAAACAACTTTGTAACCACCAAAGATGGTGCGTTACCACTACAGACTATTACAATGATGTTTGAAGAAATAACAGCAATGACTCAATCAGATCTAAAGGTAGGAGATTTCTAATGTTATTCCAACGAAGCCCCAACGTAATATACAATTATACGGATAATTACCTTACTCCTAGTCTTTATACTACGAAAAATTTATGGAGAAGGAATGACATTAAAGATGATTATCTTTCTGGTCTTATTCTCATGGATGATTATATAATAAGATCTGGAGATACTCCTGAGTCACTATCATTTGATTTCTATCAGAGGATAGATTATGGGTGGACAATAATGATAGCAAATGATATCACTAACTACCATGAACAGTGGCCAAGAACAGCTACAGCATTAAATGAATATGTCTATGCTAAGTATGAAAATCCTGGTGCTGTGATGATGTATGAAACTACTGAAGTTGTAGATGCTTTGAATCGTAAGATCGTTGAAGCAGGGAAGAGAGTTCCAAGTAATTTTCAGATCACATACTATGATGGTACAGCGTCTGCGGGTGTAACTGTCAATCCAGTATCACCAGTAACTTACTATCAATATGAAGAGAGATTGAATAGTGAGAAAGAAAAAATAAACGTAATAAAACCCTCCTACATTGAAGAGTTCGTAAAAATTTACGTAGCTTCTCTTCATAGAGGAGGGTCAACAGTTATAGGTCAGAGTAAATCTGATGTAAAAATAGACTAAGGATTAAAATCAACAATACCTTGTGACTCAGGTGTGTCAATCATATAAGTAAATCCATCATCTGTAAAATTATAAGATAGACCATCTAATTGGTCTAAATCGCCACCAACTCTTTCAGTAGAGAAGGTGGCTTTGTGGTCTTCATCGAAGATTTTTAATCCTGCGTCAGTTAACACATGATTATACATCTTGTGGAATACTTTTGGTGGTATGGTACAAATCTGAGCACCATTCCAGAATGCGAGTGTAACCTTAGCAACGTCACGAATAGATGCTGCTAATACTTCAGTATAGATACCATGCTTCTTATAAACATCAACTATAGAACGAGTAACTTCTACACCTGAGTGAGAGTTATCTTCTAATCTACCAACGAAAGGTGAGACATATGCTGCCCCTGCTTTTGCTGCTAGGATTGCTTGTGCTGTACTGAATATAAGTGTTACGTTAACTCTAATTAATTCTTTTGAAAGAGTATGACAAGCAAGGAGTCCGTCTGGTGTACACGGAACCTTGATTGTCGTACAGTCACCGAACTTTGCTTTTAATCTACGACCTTCATTGATCATATTTTCAGCATCGCCTACGACTTCCATAGAGATATCACTGATACCCAGATCTTTTAGTTGTTGATAAACAGTTTCTGGTTGTTTACCACTCTTCATTATAAGGGTGGGGTTGGTTGTTACACCATCAATAAGACCTGTTGCGTACGCTTCCTTAATTTCGGAAACGTTAGCAGAGTCAATGAAAATCTTCATAGTTATTCGTTAGCAAGTTTAGCAAAGTAGGATAATGCGTCATCTTCTTCTTCTACTGGAGCAGATGCCGACTTGAAGGAAGGAGCTGCGGATGCTGCTATCTCAGTAGCACCTTTTACCTCTCTATACTTTCCTTCTGACTCATCTTCCAACTCAGCGTCTGGTATTCTGCGAGTTGGTTGAGTACTAAGAACTGTCTGTAGACGAGTCTCTAATTCTTCAAAAGTTTTGAACTTATCAGGAGCAGTAAAGTCAGTAAGACTATACTGTTGCTTCCAAAGAGTTTCTAACTCTGAATCATCAAATCCCTTAAGTGTGCTTGGTTCAGCAAACTCAGACTTGTCGTAGTTCCAATAACCTTCTACCTTTCTGATCTTCACCTTGAAGTCAGCACCCTTCCAGAAATCGAAAGGATTGATAGGGGTCTCATCAGCAAATGCGGGTTGCATTGCTTCGGTAAGTTTGTCAAAGATTTTCTTACCATACTTATAAAGGAATACTCTTCCTTCATTCTGAGGATTAGCAGGATCTTGAATGACATAGATGTTGCTGTAGTAAGATAACTTACGTTTTTGCTTACGAGCAATTTCTTTGTCAGCGTCACTACCGCTATTCCATAAGGTTCTGTTTAGGTCTGAAACAGGATCTTTTTTGCCTAAAGTTGTGAGAGAGTTCTCGATATACCATCCACCAGGACCTTGGAAGGCATGACTCCAAACTTGTGCCCATGGAAGGTCTTCTCCATCGGGTGC